TGATGCTCAGATTAACGCTGTTAAAAAAAAGCGGATGGATTTGAACAAAAACTCACCGGCTACCGAACCCTCGTCCTCGCACTCGGACGATACGGGATCAGTGAGCAGCAAATCGGAAGCATGACACGAACGGAACTCGACGGCTACACCGAAGCACTTGCCCGGTTACACGGAAAGAAAACCGGGCAAACTACCACCCGCACAACCCGTACGGTCAAATCGCAACGCCTGAAGAAAGTCGGCAAACGGAGATAACCCATGGCGCGTAACTTACAACTGGCGCTGCAGTTGCTGGCACGTGATACCGGCTCCAAAGTGCTTAAGCAGGCACTGCAGGGTATCAGTCGTGATACCAAAGCGGCGCAAAAAACCGATGATGAGCTGGCGAAATCCCGCCAGCAGAACGCAGCCACAGCGATTCGCTCCTCCCGTTCTCTTCAGGACGAATACCGTCGCGCCAGTTCGGCGCGATCTACCCTTGGTATTCGTTCAGAGCGAGAGATTCAGCGCGAAATACAGCAGACTATGGCCGCCTATAACCGCTTATCTCGTACCGGTGCACTGTCCGCTAATGAGCAGACAAGAGCCTTCTCTGCCATGAAAGATAAAGTGCGCAATTTGCGCAGTGAATTGAACGGTGTTGGTGAAGGTATGAGCCGAATGCAAAAACTAGGTACTGCGGGCTCAACTATCTCAGCTGTAGCCGGTGGGGTCATGGCAGCAGGCGCTACACTGGTCCGTCCGGTCTCGAATCAAATGAGTTACCAGCAGAGACTGGCAATGATGGCTAACACAGCCTATGCAGATCAGGGCCTGGAGGGCCGGCGCACTGGTATGAATGAAATGGATTCCCTTATTCGTCATTCAGTTAAAACTGGTGGCGGGACTAAAGAATCAGCAGCAGAGACTCTGGATGCAATGCTTGCATCAGGCTCTGTAAGCATGCAATCGGCGAAATCAATATTGCCTTTGATTCAAAAATACTCAACTGCAACGGGAGCAGCTCCCGCTGACCTTGCAAATATCGCAATTAAATTAAAACAGTCATTTGGAATTCAGGATACAGAGCTTGATAAAGCACTCAATATGTCGATCAGTGCCGGACAAAACGGTTCATTTGAGTTGAAGGATATGGCAAAGTGGCTTCCATCACAACTTGCAAGCGCCGGTAATGCTGGTATGAAAGGTCTGGACGACTTTGCAGTGTTATTGGGTTGGAATCAGGCATCAGCCATTACCGCTGGCTCTCCTGACCAGGCAGGTAACAATCTTAATAATCTTCTCTTGAAATTAAATAGCCAGGATGCCGCTAATGCCGCCGCAAGAGTAAAATTACCGAGTGGTCGAGGAATCGATCTTTCAGGTAGTCTCGCCAAAGGTGTTGGTAAAGGAGTTAATCCTCTCGAAACATTTAACCAAATTGTAGATAAGGTTGTTGCATCTAATCCTGCTTATAAAAGGCTAGAAGAAAAACTTAAAATAGCGCCTGAAAACGAAAAAAGAGAAATTATTAACTCTCAAGCAAAAATACTGGAAGGGTCAGGTATTGGAAAAATAATTGCAGACCAACAGGCTTTACTTGCACTCCTGGGATACAGAGGTAACAAATCCTATACGCAGGGTGTTATTTCAGAAGCTAATTCTCAACGTAACTTATCAGATGGAAAAACGGCTGGCGATCTTAGTTTTTTGTTAATGTCGGAACAACCTGGATTCAAACTGGGACAACTTGATAACGAGAGAGACTTTCAGGAGATGGATTCAGTCAAGCCGTTATCAGATTCCCTGGGATATCTTTCAGATAAATTACTGAAGTATGCAGAGGAATATCCTGGTTTAACCAGGGCTGTTTCTGATGCAGCTATTGGAATTAAAGCAATGGCTGCGGCTGCGGCGGTATTTGGTGCGATAAAATGGATGTCAGGACGGGGGGGGGCTGGGGGCAAGCCAGCAGGCTCAAATCCCCTTGAAATTCTCGCGGAAGGTGCTTCTGGCAACAATGCCGTACCTGTTTATGTAACTAATGCTCAGGAAATCGGCGGCGATAAAGAAGGCTTCCTTGACAAATTTTTGGGGGGAAGTAGTGATTTGCCAGGCCAGTTAGGAAAATGGGCTTCATATGCAAATGTGGCAAATATTATTTATGAGTCTGCCCAGGATAAATTCGATTCTGCTGACGAGGAAGCTAAATCAAAAGGGATCACTACTGGCGAGCTTTTTAGACAAAAGTTTCAGGAAAAAGAGAATAACAAGAAACCTCTTTTCGATGTTGATCTCTTTTCAATGGTCAAATCCTGGTGGAGTTCACCTGCCACTATAGGGCAAAACACACCTGCAGCAACAGGCGTGCCGTCTTATCTGTTGCCTCAGCAGCAACAAAAATCACAACCCATTAACCTCACCACAAAGCTGATACTGGACGGTCGTGAAATAGCATCAGCTGTTAATGAATACAACGGCGAACAATCCGTTCGCGGCTCAACAGGAGGCCCGCAGTGAGCTGGGAAGATTCATTACAGGATGCCTCATTCAGGGGCGTCCGCTTCGATGTGGTTAATACCCGTGACAGCGCCAGCCGCGACATTGCGACCTATGAGTATCCCTATGTGGACGGCGGCGATGTTGATGACCTTGGCCGCAAGCCTCGTAACCTGCGAATGACGGTCCTTTTCTGGGGTGACGATTACGAAGTGCGACTGCAGGCGTTTCTGGCCGCGCTGGATACACGCGGTAGCGCGGAGTTAATCCACCCGGTTTTCGGCTCCATGACGGGCATGCAGTGCATTGAGTATCAGGCATCGCATGAAGCGGAAAACGTTGATTACTGCGTTGTCGAAGTAGTCTTTATCCAGGGGGGACGTAATCTGCCTTTCTTTGGCAGCGACTTCCCGCTGTCGAAAGCCGATATCATTTTCAACCAGGCGCAATCTGCTCTGGAGAAAGCCCAGACGGCCATCGACAATATTCTCTCGCCTCTGCGTACAGCGAAAAAGTGGATGAAGAAAGCGAAATCGCTGGCAACCACGACGCTGAATATGGTGACCATGCTTAAGGGGGAACTGACAGGATTTGTCAGTACCACCTCGGATTTTGTTAATTATCCGAAAGCGTTCATGAATGATCTGCAGAGTGCGCTGAGCCTGACGTCGCTTCAGTCCAAATCAAGTGTCAGTAATAACCCAGGAAGCTATTCACAGTCCTCAGACGTTTCCGGTACAGCGGGCATCGTGATGGCCGACTGGAAGAATGGCCGTAACAATCTGCAGGATGTGGCCGCATTACCTCAGCAGATAGTAACGGGGCAAAAGACTGTTGCTGTCACCGTTCCGGCGGGATCATCAACGTCTGATATCACTGAGCTGGTAACGGCGGTAAAAATCCAGGTTGCAATCCAGCTGGCGCTAGATGCTTCAGACATACTCAGTGACAGCAGCATCAGCGATATTCTGTCTCCTGTCGATATTGAGCAGGTCACCAACGACACCAGGGCGGCCATTCAGGCGGCAATCGACCTAACGCGGGACACCTTTGCTGCCGATACGCAAAACGTGAGCGCCGGTGAAACACCAGGTGGCGTGACATGGCAACCCGTGGTTGAAAGCCTCAAGGATATCGCCCTGACCGTTCAGGAGCTGGGCGCAGCGGTTATCACCAGCAGACCGCCACTGACGACGCGAGTGATATTGTCCGACACCAACCTGCATTTGCTGGCCCATCTGTGGTACGAGGACTACACCCGCGCCGCCGAGTTGCTGCGTCTCAATCCGACACTACGTAATCCTAACAACATCAAAGCCGGTGACGTTCTTAATGCCTACTCAAGATAAAGATTCGCAGAATACGGTGAGCCTGGTTATTGATGGCAAAATCCACAGTGCATGGAGCCGCTATCAGATTGACTCCGATTTTCTGATCCCCTCCGATGCATGGAGCGTAACGCTTGGGCTGCCTGACGGTATTTTCCCTGCGGCCATTAAACGAGGTGTGCCGGTACTGGTCAGGGTGGGTAATGATGTGGTGATGTCCGGCAGGGTGGATGTGGTTCAGCGCCGCGTATCCCGTCAGCAGGTCTCTTTATCGCTTTCCGGCCGCGATGGCGCTGCCGTGCTTGTTGACTGCGCTTCACCAGTTTTCACCTCCCGCCAGCTCAGTCTTGAAGAAGTGATTGCCCAGGTCGTCAGGCCGCTGGGGGTAACGAACATCCGCATTGAGGCTGAGTCATCCCTGCGTAATGACAAGGTCAGCGTTGAACCCGGAGAGCGTGCGTGGGATACACTTGAGCGAGCAGCTGCTGCACGCGGGTTATGGCCATGGTTTGAGCCAGATGGCACGCTGGTTATTGGTGGCCCGGACTACACAAAAGACCCGGTGGCCACGCTGATTCTTAATCGTGACGGTCGGGGAAACAACGTCCTCGATCTCAGTGACCGGTCATCCATTACCGGGGCGTTCTCTGAACTGACAATGCTGGCACAGGGACACGGCCAGGGTAAAAAATCCGGGAAGCTCGATGTAATTGACGTTGATGGCCAGAGCGCTGACGCAGAAGACGACGATGATGCCGATGATGCCGATGATATTTATGACAGCACCGGCTCTGCAGAGAATGGCTTTCATGGCTTACGCAGTACCGTTCGCGACAGTACCGTACCTTTCTATCGTCCGCAGATTATGGTTGCCGGTGATGCTGATAACCAGGCGCAGGTTGATTATCGCGCAAGAAAGGCCATGGCTGACGCCCGTCTGAGCGGGTTTGATCTGACGGCCATTGTTAAAGGCCATCGCATAGAGAACGGTCAGTTATGGCAACCGGGCCAGCGTATACGTGTCCGAAGCGAGCCACATGGCATTGATGACATTTACTTCCTCATGGGAAGAGAGTTTTCAGGTGGACGGCCAGACAACACCATTACCACCCTGCGTCTCAAAGAGGATGGAATATGGATACCGGATGCTTATCCGAAAAAACGCAAATCACGTAAACGCCGCGCCAAAGTAAATAAAGAGCTGGAGATTATCGATGTGGAACAAAATTGATTCTCGTATTAACACGGCGTTAAACCGTATAAGACAGGCCTTCAGGGGCGTTTTAATAAGGGTTAACAGCGGCGGAGATATTCAGACCATTCAGGGTAAAGGTCTGGCTACGGAGTCCCTGCAGGATGTGGAGATGTTCCAGCAGTACGGTTTTACATCCAACCCGCCGAGGGGTACTAAAGCCATTATGCTCCCGCTGAACGGGCGCACCAGTCATAGCGTGGTGATTGCCACAGAACACGCTTCATACAGGTTAAAGAGCCTGAAAAGTGGCGAGCTTGCCATTTATTCTGATGAAGGCAGCAGCATTATCCTGAAACGCGGGAAAATTATTGAAGTGAATTGTGATGAATATATTGTTAATACTAAAAAACACACCGTGAATACCGAAGAGCATATTGTTAATACAAAAACGTATAAAACCACAGCCTCAGAGCGGGCAGATTTTGATACGCCATTGCTGAAAGGCAGTAATGAAGTTGCTGACGGTAAATCTACGCTGAACACCATGCGCGAGACTTATGACGGTCACGACCACAACCACGGCGGCGATGCAGGCACAACGCAGAAACCTAATCAGCCAATGTAATTTGTGGTAACGTAAGTTCTCCTTCAAAAGCAATACCCACTGAACCCCTTCACCGATAATTTAAATTTCCATGCCGATAGTATTACGGCATGGAAATGTTGATTGACCCAACGACCGGCGATTATACCGGCGACAGCTCGGACACTTTAGCGAATGCCGGCTATTTAAGACTGATGACGCCCCTTGGCTCATGGTGGGCTGATCCAGCTCTGGGCTCTCTTTTACATACTCTTCGCCGCGAAAAGGATGTTTCCCGCGTTCAGAAACTCGCGGTGCAGTATTCGCAGCAGGCCCTGAAGCCGATTATTGATGACGGTCGCGCTAAGTCCATTTCCGTAACTGCAGAGCACTGGCAAAAAGGCTGGATGCTGCTTCATATCATCGTCACGTCCGCGAGCGGAACGCCGCAGACCTGGAAATTTCCGGTTAAGGTCAGCTGATGCCATTCATTACCAAAAATGCCGCGCAAATTCGCACCGACATTCTGCGGGATATCAAAAATCTCCTGCAGTTGTCAGATGACAAGCTGGGGCCAGACAGCGACTGGTATGTCCGGGCGTCAAGTGTGGCCAGCGTTGCCGAGGGGCTTTATCAGCATCAGGGATGGATAGTCCGTCAGATATTCCCGGATACAGCTGATTCCGAATTTCTCTATCTGCATGCCCGTTTACGTGGTTTAAGCA